CCGTCTTCATATAATTCTTTCATAGTTTTAGAAAAACTATCTTCTGTTTCTTTGTGATAAGAAGAGATTGCAACTGATGACGCTAATCTTGAATAGTCGTGATGACTACCAGTATATGCTGCTGCAATTTCATAAATCAACTTATCTAAATCTTTTGTTGTTATTTCACCCTCTGTTGGTACAGATGTAATAACTTTAATAAAGATTTCATCTGAGTTTACATTAAGACTTTTTGCTGAACGTTTTACACGATTGTAAATTTTTTGTGGGTTAAAAGCCACATTGTCTCCCGCTCTTTTAATTATTTTTAATGACATATTTTAAATTTAAAAATCCTCCGTAAATGTTATAGTTTCGTTTAACTTCGCTTTTTGATATTCCATTGTTCTTGATTCAAAGAAATTACCTTTTGTTTCAACTGCAATTTGTTCCATAAATTTAAATGGTTGCTCTACGTTGAATTCTTTACTACATCCCATTTTAACTAATAATCCATCAACAACAAACTCCAAATATTGTTTCATCAAGTTTGAGTTCATACCGATTAATGACACCGGTAAAGATTCTGTTATGAATTCTTTTTCAATCTCTAAAGCTGATAATAAAATCTCTTTGATTCGACTTTCAGATGGTCTTTCTTCCAAGTGGTTATTTAACAAGTGAATTGCAAAATCACAATGTAGGTTTTCATCTTTAAAGATAAGTGAGTTAGCATTACACAAACCTTGCATAATACCTCTTGATTTCATCCAGAATATAGAACAGAATGAACCTGAAAAGAAAATACCTTCAACAGCAGCAAACGCAACTAATCGTTCAGCAAATGATGCCTTTTCAATCCATTCCAAAGCCCATTTTGCTTTCTTTTGAACCGCAGGTAATCTGTCAATCGCATTGAAACATTCGTCTTTTTCTTTTGGGTCACCGATATATGTGTCAATTAAAAGTGAGTACATAAGTGAGTGGATATTTTCCATAGCCAATTGGAATCCGTAGAAGAACTTAGCTTCGGGGTATTGCACCTCTCGATAAAAGTTCTCTGCCAAGTTTTCATTAACGATTCCATCAGAAGCCGCGAAAAATGATAATACATTTTTAACAAAGTATTTTTCATTCTCAGTTAAATTCTCCCAATCACGAATGTCGTTTGTTAGGTCAACTTCTTCAGCCGTCCAAAATGCCGCTTGGTGTTGCTTATAATATTCCCATATATCGTTGTGTTCGATAGGGAAGATGACGAAGCGACCAGGGTTTTCTGTTAGTATTTTTTCCATAATTTTTAATTAATTTAAGATTGTTGTTCTTTTTGCTTTTTCTTTTCTAAAAGCTCTTTGATTCTACTTCTGTTTCTTTCTTCTTTCTGTTCTTCTAAACCTAAGAAAGTAACACTTTGTTCTGTATCGATTTCAAGCATTCCATTATCAAACTTACAGTTTTCAAACACAATACCATCTTTTCCAATTCTTGATTTTGTAATTGCTATTGTTGCCAAGTTCATTTCTTTTTGTTGTAAACTTTTTGCAACGGTAATAATTACGTGACCAACTTGAGCTTTTTTGATTGACCCACCCATTTGGTCTGTCGTAACAACCTCAGAAGAAATCGAATTACGATTACCTTGTGTTGCCGTCCAACCTGCAATATCCAATTCGTGACACATCGCCTCAAACGCTCTCATCACTGAACCTTCACTTTTCCATTCGTCACCCAACATCTTGTCAGGTACAACACAATCAATATAATCCAAAATAATCATATCAACTCTATTTCCCTCAGCTATCATCTTTCTAACCTGATTTTTAATCTGGTTCATAGTAACCGTATCCGATGGAAGTTTTTTCATTATTAATTTATTCTTCCTTGTGTCTTGAATGTGTTTTACTTTCTCAAACACTTCAGCCTTGTTTTCAGTTAAATCGTCAGGATGTATTCCTGTCCAAAGTGTGATGTGTTTTCTTTGAATAATTTTCGGGTTATCCTCAAAAAATATCTGTAAAACATTGTACCCTAAATTAAATGCGTGGTTAGCAATTTTAGTGGTAAACGTTGACTTACCGACACCCGTAGGTGCTAAGATAACGCCAATTTCTCCTTTTGCCAAACCACCTTTTAAAAGATTATCAATTCCTGGTACCCCAATTGGAATTGGGTGTCTGTAATCGTCGTTTAAAACCTCATCAAGGTTGAAGAAAACATCGGTAGTTCCCTTATCCACTTCACCCACTTGTAATGCCCCTCTAACCATCTCTTCAAGGTGGTCATAGCTTTCAAAATCACCTTTGTCGATGATTGATTGAGCTTTAGTCATAACCTTCTGTAACTCTTGTTGTTTACAGAACTTTAATGACTTCTCTTGTACAAATTGTGAACCATCATCAGATACATTCTTTACTTGTTCTAAAGTGTCTAAAACACTCTTCTGAGCCATAGGAGAGGTAATTTCTGACTTTGTAAGTTGTTCTAAAGTGTCAAATGTTGGGGTGTGTTCGTACTTAGAGTAATACTCCTTTATCATCTGACAAATAATACGAAAATATTGATTATCAAAGTAATGTGGGTCAATGACTTCAAGAATGGAATTTGAGAAATCCTTATATAAGATGATGTTATTTAATAACTGAATTTGAAAGGTGTTTCCTAAGTATCCAAAGTTCTTTTTGTCTGACATATTTTAATGATTTTTTCTTTTTGTATATGATAAATATGATTACGCTAACGAATAGTTTAGGTATTGGTAAGATAAATTTTTAGCTGAAAAAATGTCAGTAAGTTCTCTTAATACATTTTTTATTGATGGTCGTACATCCAGCGTGTATCTTACCTTAGGTGGGTATAATTTAGCATCAATGATATGATGACAAATTGTCTCATTTCCGAGCTTTAAAATAATGTTAAATATTTCAGGTCCGTCCGTATTTGAGGTTTCTAATACGTTTTTGTCTTCCTCAATTTGGAAACGATTTTCCAACATATAAACAGCACATTTGTTTCTTAACTGAGTTTTTAAATCGTCCCGTAGTTCAAACATATATCTCATTAATTCAACACTTGATTTAGCCCTTGGGTTAAATCCTTTAATGTTGAAAAATCTTTGAACTACAAAGTTGTCATTTAATGTGATAAGAAATTCAACTTTTGTTACGTCGTTTTGTTCTTTCATAATTTTACTTTTTGTTTTTGAATTTTGACTTTTCTTTTCTTGTTAACTTTAAAAATGGTTTTAAAAAATAAACCCAACTGTCATCACTTTTTGGTAGGTACTTAAATATCCCGTCTTCCATCATCATTCGAATAAGGTTCTTGTATCCTCTTCCATCAGGGTCTAATGATTCTGAGTAATATGAATCCACCATTTCTTTACCTTCTTGATTAATGAGAGGGTTACTCAAATCAATAAGTTTTTTATTAATGTCATAATACTCATCACCAAAGATACCCTCTTTTGTTTTACCTGACAAAAGATTTTGTAGTGATTTATTGTCTTTATTTTCTTTTAGAAGTTCTTCTCCTTTTGATAAAATATCGGTATAATCGACAGGTTTTTCAAGTAGCTCAGGGAAAAACTTAAATAAAGTTTTTTCACCCAAGTAGAAAATACCATCGATGTTGTCTGAACTATCTCCAGTAAGAATTTTGATTGTTTTGACATTATAATGGGGTACTTCAAAATCACTCATTTTGATAGTATCCCCATTCTTATAATATCTTTTTGCGGATGGTGAATAGATAGATACCTTTTCAGATATTAACTGTGTTAGGTCTCTATCACTTGAGAATATGGTTTTATCCTCATCTTCAGAAATCTGACAGTAGTATGCAATTAAATCATCAGCCTCAGAATTTTGAACCTCAACTTGTCTTACAAACATCTCTTCAAGATATTGTTTAACTCGTTGTTTCTGACCTTCGTAAGATTCTTGCTTATACTCATTTGAAGCTTCTTTTCGGTTTAATTTGTATTTTGGGTATATCAACCTTCTCTGTGACGAGTTTGTTTCACTATCCCAAAAGACAACAACTTTGTTATAGTTGTTTTCCTCTATGAATCTTCTTAAGGTATTTAAAAAGTGCCAAATAGCACCGATATGTTGTCCGTTATGAAAGTAATCTTTCACTCCGTGGAAACCAATTTTTATTAAATTGTTCCCATCAACCAATAAGGTTTTTGTCACTTTTTTGTTTTTTAATTGTTACTACTCTACTTCTTCTTTTTCTGCTTTCAAATCGAAGTCACCATCAACTCCGATAATCTCCTTCCAATACTCAGCATATTCTTTCTTATACTTTTCTACGGAAGCCTTCTCCTCGGCTGTGTCTTTACCCGGTAAGAACCCGTGTGGTGTTACAATAATTCTACCGTCTTCAAACCCAAGTCCATTGATGTGATTTTTCATAACGGATACTTTTGTTCGTGTGGCAAACTTTACCGTTCGTTTATCTTTAGTTGCTGTAATCTTAGTTGTACCAGCACCTTTTTGATTTCCGAACAAGAACACCAATGATGAGTTTAACCAAATGGCTTCACCACCTTTTGCTTTAATTTTAGGTTGACCGAATGGGTTATCAGGTAATTCAACCCAAGGTTGATTTACAATAATAAGGGTGTTTTCAAACTTAGAATCAGATTTACGTGAACCTGAAATACGTTGATTAATACCCATACCAATCTTGTCGGCTAAAACACTTGCATTATGTTGTTTACCTCCTTTACCTTCATATGTCATCTTACAAGGAACTGACCCCACTGAATCCCATAAGAAACATAATGAATAATCCAACTCACCCTTCTCTTGTGCATCTAACAAACTATTGATGTAATCTGTAATTTGTTCGATGTATTCAAAGTTATTGTTGAAGATAAAGAATCCGTCCCAATCAAGTTCACCTGTTTCTTCATCAACCACTTCTTCACATTCAAATCCCATTAGTTTTGCATGTTCAAAAGACCACTTCTGTTCTGTAATGATGAATACAGGTAGAATACTTTTCTTTTGTGCATCAACAGCAGTTTTAACTAATGCTGTGGTTTTTCCTGTGTCAGAGTGACCTAACAACATATTAAGGTGTCCAATAGCAGGACCTGGTAAACCAACCGCATCTAAGAAGTCAGAACCCAAATCAAAGAATCTTTGTGGTTTATACTTCGCCGATGTGGAGAATTTTTTCTTTAATGAACCGAAATCGTTTTTCTTAATAGCCATATTACAATTCGTATACTTTAAA